ACAACCTCACTCCGATCCCAAGTGGCTTCATCAGGTTACGATTTACGTTGCTGATGGGCTTCCTTAGGAGCTTCTTAGCGAATTTGAAGGTAATGCCGATCCCTATTGCTTGCACAGCCATGGCTTGATAGTTCGCCATGAACGATGATTGCATGCTATCGAAGCTTGAACCGGGGTCGCCGATGATTGACTGAAGCGTTAGACCTGCTCCTGTAGTCGTCATCGCAGTTCCGGAACCAGCACCCGCGCCTGCTCCATCGAATCCGAGCAAGCCCACTGGGCTATTGCCGAAAACTCCGCCAGTGATGACGGTCGCGTAGGCGTAGCTCTCAGCGAGATTGATGAGGCTCATTGTCTTCGGTGATCTTCGGCGCTTTGTCTTTCTTCGGCGTGCCATATTGCGAGGGTAACAAAAACTCGGTAATAAATATCACTATGTTTCTTGCACGGTGGTAAATTGTCCATTCTGACCGCGTTCTGTCACTGTCGTCTCAATCGTGTTCATCTTTTGTTGCGCCATTCCTTGAATTAACTGAGCTATCGCGCCTTGTATTGGGTTCGGCGGCTCAAATTCCGTTAGTCCACCCGACATTAGCTTGTCGACCAGGGCTTGGATCGCAAGTGCGAGCTTCTCATCTATGTCCATTAGCGATTGTTCAATGTGAATTCTGATCCAGAGGGCGAAAACACCCAACGAAATGAGGTTAATTACCATCAAACTGGCCAAAATTAGCGTCTCAGTGGCTACCATGTGTCCTTACCACCCCTATTCCGCCCATATAACTACCCCAAATCCCCTTAAATCTCACTATTACGCACCCTCCCCTGCCACCCCACGTCTCACACGACGCACCGGAGTCCGAACGGAGGGTCGTTGACCTTTGATTGTATCTCGTTTCTGTTCCGGAGTTATTAATAACTAACACCTCTCCGCTCAGTACGGAGGGCAGTCAGATGGTACATCCCAGTTCCCGGATCAGGCTGTCCTCCACAGGTGATAAAGTGCATGTAATAGGAATAGCAGAAATAGCCAGTAGACTATCGAACGAGGACCTGATGGTCCTTCTAGTGATGTTGAAGGACCGCATCATGATCTGGGACAACAATCCCTGCCATACCTGCGGAGGAACGGTTTCAATCTGTCATGATGTCGGGTCTATCTGCATCAATGGTTCAACCGTTCAGATGGAGTGCGGAGAGAGTGAGGAATTGGAATGAAGGCCGTAGATGATACCCCAGCACCCTCAACGGTCAGCTCTATGATCCAATGTCCTCATTGTCGCAGGTTCCTGCACATCGCCCTCACGGAGAGCGAGTGAATGCCTGGCATCAACGCGAACCTTTCTCAAGCTGCCTTCGACATCTGGGACCGCATCCCGAAGAAGGAGAGAAAGTCTCCGATGGGGGCGAAAGGTGCAGAGGGCCGATCCGCCTGGCTATCCTCCGTCATCATCAAGAACGAAGGATGGTCGATTCGATACAACGAGTTGATGGATAGTCACCAAGAGCTTGAGAAGCTGCGCCGAATCGCAGAGGGAACGATTGCCGATCTACAGAGGAGGATTCACGAATGAAGTTGATTTGCATTCAATGCAAACATGTGTTCGCCGTCGATGCGGTAATTTTCCCCGCCCCTCATCCCTTCTGCTGTGATAATCAAACTAAGTTTTGGATTGAATGAGGCGCAGTCCATCGTTTCTTTATAAGTAGTAAGGGCCAATTTACCCCAAAGTGAGGCAAATAGGTGGGGGTAGAGGGCCCTAAAATCCGCCGCCGCCGCCGCCGGGTACGTTGAAGGGTGTTTTACCGAGTTCACTTGAACCTAGAATCTTGACGAGTAGATCTTTGACAATCATCGCAAGAGTGCCTGATTCGGGTTCGTCGGGATATTGCGCTCGTCGAGCTGCCCGTCTTGTTTGATACTCTTTCATATATTCATCAAAATCAAAGGGAGTTGGAAGCCCTGTCTCGATCCCGACAAACTCAAGAATCATAGCGATAGAATAGAAAATCCCAATCATCTCGGTTGGGTCTTTCATTTGTTTAGTCAGTTCTGGAATACCCAGACCATTGAGTAAAACACCGACCTTCCCCACTGTGTATGCTGTCGCGTAGCTCTCTAACAGCATTCGCTCTTTGTCCTGGAGCCGAATGACATACTCGATGGTCTCTTTCGGTTTGTTCTTCGACATCAGAGCACCCCGGTGATCGAGTCCCACAGAGCTGGACCTAGTCCAGCACCCAGGAGCCACCCCAGCAGGAACGCAGCTCCGTTCTCGGTGATCATGTCCTTGGCGCGGGCACCCAGTGTAAGCTCACTCATCTGGTGCCACCGGCCAGTTGTCTGCAGCGTCGTTGGCCTCAGCATGATCTCCAGGGAGATCTCGAAGAGCCTGGCGGTAGTCTTTCCAGGCGTTAGGAAGGGTTACGTCCTTCAGGGCGCGCCAATCCGAATTGGCTAGAGCTTGATCTCTTCGAACACGGACCTGCTCCCATGAGATGTCATCGAAATACTCAGAGACGACTGATCCATCAGCAGCGCACTTCACCACACGCCGTTGAATCAAAAGGTTCCCCTCCAGGATATTTTGGGAATGGCATAAATTAGAGTCGCTGCGGACCAAGTGTCATCCGAGTCGTATGAAGCGGGAAGGGTATAATCCGTTTCACCCGCAGCCTTGAGGCCTCCGTAGTTCGGGTTTCCCCAGTAGACCATCCACCTCAGGGGACGGTACATTGTCGGATAGGTGGTGAAGGCCCCATCGCCCACGATGCCGATGCTGTACCATGTCTTCGCCTCGAGTGTCACTGTGGAGCTAGGGGTGACTTCTACTCTGCCGCCTGTATCACATGCGAACGACACCTCCGAGTTCGTTACTTTGGTCATCGGGCGCCCTATGTCCCATCCAGTATCGTCTGCGGTCGAGAGAGTGTAGATCGCCAGGGATCCAGTCGTCCCAGCAGTGCCGGCAGCTCCGGTAAAGAATAGCGCCATCTCCGTTACCTCTGTCCACGATCCCGAGTAGAAGGGATAGTGTGAGGGTGTGTCAAACGGACTGGCGAACGTTCCAGACTGGCCCGTGTCTGCCATGATAGGCAGTGTTGGGATGAATTCCTCTTCCCCTGACGCGCCATCAATAGGAGTGAACGGCGCGAATACCGCTGCATCCGTGCCCCCACCAGCTTCGAGAAGCCCCGTCCACTCTGACACACAACAGAGCCTCGCCAGATTCACCAGGACTAAATCTTGGAGTTCTTGTTCATTCATGTCTTCGATGGAGATGGGATCTCCTACGCCCTGGACATTGGCAAAGGTCACACTATCTAAATCGAGGTTCTGTAGTAGTGGGAAGACCCTCTTCGAAGGCTTACGATCCTCAGCTCTCATCCTAACAACCCGTTCCACTCTGATTTTGTCGACAGTCTGGCCAGATTGACCAGGACGAGGCGGTAGAGTTCTTCTCGATTCAGCTCTTCGATGGTGATTGGATCCCCGACACCCTGCACATCGGAGAATTGTATCTGGGTTGCCTGGTCGCCAGCCTCGAGAGTCTTGGTCTTCAGTAACTTATACACGCGCGGGGAGATTGACTCGGACATTATCTCATCCCCATCATCAGCATAGCAAAGCCCCAGAAGTTATTCGGGACTTCAAAACCCCCTATTGCGCCAGGAGCTGCAACGTAGCCATTCCCTGGTCCCGCTACTGCTGCCCTCTCTGCTGCTGCTGCTTGTGCTGCTGCCTTGTTTGCTGCAATCTCAGCGAGTCTCGCTTGGATGTTTGCCTGTTGTGCAGCAGTCACACCGCCGATTTGTGTGCCTGCTCCTGGCATCTGCGGACTGCCTACTTGCACCAACGCCGACACCTCAGCATATTTTCTTGGATCGAGTCTTGACGATTCTTTCGATTGCATCAAGGTCTTTTGTTGAAATGAATCCCCTCATGTAGAGCTTCTTCGACTTAGAGAGGATCTCCGCCATTCTTCGGCGGCCCGCTGCCTTTGTCATCTTCGCCATTCTCAATCACACTCAGGCGTTTGTCAAGTATTGAGCCTTGTAATTCAGAGCGATGTTTGTTGCGGCGAAAGAGAACA